TCCCTCCAGCACTGGAAGAGGTTTCGACCTTAAGGATTCATATTTGAAGTTTTCTACCATTTCATCTCTTTTTATGTACTATCGGATCAACCATTGCCCTGAATGATTCCAGGTCGAAGTCACTTCCACCTAAATTACTCCAGATAAATGAAACAAACCTATTCTTTAAACCTCTCGGGAATTTTATTCTTTCCTCATGAATCACATCTCGAACCGACAGTAAATCCCGGATCACTGGCTCGAGTCGTCCCTCATCAAGAACAATCTGAAGGCGAAGGGGGCCACCCCGAATCACAGTAAATCCTTCCCGAAGTCTCTTTATGACATCCCTCCAGAGATCTTCGGTCCCGACCTGAATTGCGGCATCTATCTTGACACCATTATCATCCTCCCCATCCAAGAGAAATATCCCATCTTCGGATGCCCCAATGTAAATTCCGGTCCCGCGGTAGTCGCAGAAGGAATTGAAAGGGTAGTTGTTATATTCAGTCACTCCAAAATGGCTCAGATTTAGAGCGAATCCTTTTCGAATCGGAACAAATGCCGGCATCCCCCTTATTTCAAGCCAAGGGTCAATAAATGGGATATCCAGGGTAAGGGCCAACTGGTTTTGATGACCAAGGGTAAGAACAAGCCCCAGTGCGGGAATTTCAATCGGTACACTCAGTACCCCGCCAGATATGATTGCTCCAGATAACCGTAAGGCAGTAATGCCAAGTGCGGCATTAATCTCGTTACGGGGAGCAATCTGAAGAGAAAGCTCCATTGCCGGAATAGTAAGAGAAGCAGATAACTTTCCCCCGCTTTTGATGCTGCCGGAGACCTCCAGAGCAGGAATTTCAAGCGGAAAGCTGAGTATCTCCCACTGCTGGATACTGGCACTCAACTCTATGGCAGGAATCTCAAGCTCGACCGAAAGAGTGCTCGCAACGATAACAAGTTCAACCTCTATGGCAGGAATCTCAAGTTCAAACCACCAATCATTGGGTTCTGGAGAAGGTGAAAGCGAAGGTGAAACTGACGGACTCACAGATGGACTTACTGAGGGTGATTCCGAAGGAGAGGCACTGGGCGATACAGATGGTGACACTGATGGCGACCTACTTGGCGACCTACTGGGCGAAACACTCGGAGACCTACTTGGTGACACCGAAGGAGAGGCACTGGGCGACTTTGACGGTGACACTGATGGGCTCGCACTTGGAGACCTACTTGGCGAAGCGGAAGGACTCAATGACGGTGATTCGCTTGGCGAAACCGAAGCACTTGGACTCAATGACGGTGATTCGCTCGGCGAAACCGAAGCACTTGGACTCAAAGATGGTGATTCGCTCGGTGACTCCGAAGCACTCGGACTCAACGATGGTGATTCGCTCGGGCTTTCAGAAAATGACATTCATCCCCCTCTGCAAGAAAACGCAAATAGACCCTATAATCGCAAACCGACACCCTATGTCTTAGAAGTCGGTAAGGTCAACGAAAATGTAGTAATGGTTGAAACGGCCAAAATGGTTACAGTCGCCGGATCAATCGTTGCGTCTCCACCCACGGTAGCGAGTGTTCCCTGAACCCGCTTTTTAACATAGGTGGTGTCAATAGCTCCGGTATCATCGGGCGTACAAAGGGTGAAGTATCCAGCCACGCCCGTGGCCAGATTGCTTGAACATTGCCAAGTATCTCCGGTCGGTTTGGAAAGCACACCAGCGGTAGGTGCGCTGAACTGAAGGGTATTCACCCTTACAGCAGACTGTTGTGACGTGGTAGCAATAGGCGTAGTCCCCGTTCCATCGGCGAGGGTTAGAGCTAATCCAGCCACTCTGCACATAGCCCAGACGTTAGCTGAATTCCCCTCTGGCACAGCCTGAATCTGCGGGATATCATTAAGCATCCTTGCGATCTTAACCGCAACTTTGGTAACCGAATCGTCTGCGGGCAGAATAGTATAGGTGTAGGCGGTGGGTCCTACGCCATCTACCGTCACATTGACCTTGATGGTATTTCCCGAAGTGGAGTTAGCAGGAACAAGTTTGTAAATCTGATGTGTTCCCCGATCCGTGGTGGCAATAGCAGCCCCTGAGAGAGTGTATCGTGCCAGTTTCGTCCCCGTTCTTGCATCCTCGGGATTTGTGGGACAAACCCCGTCATAAATGTCAAGTACGGTGTCCTCCAATGCAGCCCTTACCGATTTACCTCCCGTGATCTCGTTCAACAATGCTCTCGAATATTTTACTGTCATGTCTCTACCTCCTTTTAGGTTTGGGTTTAGGGCAACAAAAAAAGGGGTTATCTGCGAATGTTGCGGCATCCGCAAATGCCCCTTCTTTTGGAAATAAGTTATTTCGCCGTTAAGTGATCAGCCTAACGACTTGCCCTTTTTTTATAAAAATCTAAATCAGTGTAATTTGCCATAATTAGTTTTTCTCCACTCGGGAAACCCTTGTTTTTCTCTTCCCTTACGCCAATTCGTAGATTAGCTCGTTATGCGAGCACTGACCTCTATTGCCGGAATTTCTAATGTCACCTCCATTCCCCCATACCCTGGTTGCAGGTCGTAGATTCCCAAAAATTGTCGGACCTTTGTTTGGTTCTTAAATGTCCGGATAAGAACCATCGCCCTTCCCCGTGCCGCTCCATCTACCAAGAAATGATCTCCCGTAACCCTATTGACCTGCCCACCGGGAAGTCCCATGTAGCAGCCATCCTCCGTGGCCCACAATACGACCTTCATGGATATCCCGGATACCTGCTCTATGCTTGAGATTGCTATCCCCTCAATGGCCGGAGAGTCGCACACCTCGGTATAGTTGAATCGAGGTGGATCTCCCAATCCTCCCTGAAGGAAGCCACACCTCTTAGTATCGCTCACATACAGCCCATCTTTGACTGCCCTCAACATCCTTCCCCTTCCTACGAACGAGACGTAATTATGCCTTTCATCTCTGACCCATGGTTCCGTAGCATCCGAATAGACGAGAATACCTTCCTGAAACACCCAGAGTCGGGAATCCCAATACTCCATAAGATGCCCGCCCACCATTCTTTTTTTAAATTCCTGATCCACTTCTGGGATGCCATGAGCCACGCGGTCCCTGATGTACCCAAACATATCGCCGTTCGTGAAAAATACCATGTCTGCAACGTCCTGAAAGATCATCTCTGTATCGCCCACATCTGCAAGAAGGGTGGTGTAGGTGAGGGTCATGGTGTTAAAATTTAGAGTCGCTTCTTTAAGATCTCCCGCCTGCACGCAGAGGCAAATGGAGGCGTTTGACCATATGCTATGGGTGCTTGGGTCATCAATCAGCGTTCGCCCCCTGCGCCGATGGAGTTTCTTGTCATTATCGGAATCGACGTTCATGGCATAGGGGACGTAGCCAACCGGAATCCTTGTCGGGTCCTTCCGCTTCGAAACACCCACAATGTTTTTATATTCAAAATTGGGTTGAGGCATCCGGTTTCTCCATTGTTTCTGTGGCCTGTTTGTATTCTTTCAATTTCTCATGCATTTTCTTTGCCATGGCCACCGCCACACGACACTTCATCTTTATCCCTTCATCCTCTGTTGCCATGTAAATCTCTCTAAGTGTCTCACAGATGGAGTGATGGCCCTGATATCGCTGTTTCAGCATTACATGAATTGGAACGGGATCAACATGTTTATACGGCATCTGTCGCCTCCCGTAAGAACTCCGTGAAGCGGTCCTTGCTAACCCCCCACCCAGGCACAAAATCCTGGAGTGTCCAGTCCACAACTTGACCCCTGTATCCTGAAGGGTCAAATATGTTTCTGGTTACACAAGTCTCGTGCCTGATATCCACGTATGGAATCTCGGAAAACCAGGTATCAAATCCATGAGCAGTAAGTTTATTGTATCCTTCTTCTCTATATTGATGGCGACCACCTGGTTCAAAATGTCTCCTACCGCCTATCTCACCACTCTCCATCATCGCGACCCTTTTCCGGTAATAATCCACCAGGATATCCCTGTATGCGCATAATCCTGATACCTGCTTTGCCTTGAAGTGGAGAGCCTGACCGTCTGAGGATCTGCACTTCCACCAGTTTAAGTTGTAATAAAACACATCCTTTCTTGGAGGAGTGAAGTCAAAGTGGCATGGAGGATATAGGATATCGTGTTCCACCATAAACGCTATATCTGTGTCGAGCCTCTCAAGTCCTGCAAGCTGCTGTTTAGCCATGGCGAGATATCCACGTCGAAGGTTCAGGACGATGTTTTCTCCGAAATCGAGAGGTTTAAGGGAGACAGTGACGAGGCGATATCCATTCAAGGATGCTTCCAGCCTTGCCCGCACTGCATTTAGAATGCCTGGGGCTACCCTGTTGTCGGTATAGAAGCAAAGTCCCTTTGTGAGCCCTCCTGTGGACTTATGTGAGGGATCCGGAAGCCCTTTCGAGCTACTTTGAACACCTCCCTCAATATCTCCTGAAGCAAATCTTCCTTCCATGCCAATAAATCCCTTTCCTTGTTCCTTCACCGCCATCCTTGCATCATCACTCCATCCGGGAACGGGCCAAAACTTATCGATAAGCCATGATAAAGGATGAACCTGTTTGGGCCATTTATTATTGAAAAACAGGTCTCTGGCATACTTTTTGGCACGACTCACTTGCCTACCAGAAATGTCGTATGGAAATCCGAAATCTCCCCCCTGGGTTCTAAACATATGACCATACCAGGTCTTCTGATTGCACACGACTCTTCCACCCGATAGCCATGTCTTTACTGCAACCTCTATGCCTTGAGATCCCCATGAGCCGAATGTTTCATCGGAGAGATTGAGTTCAAAGTATTTATCCCTCGTTACCATGAAGCATGAACCTTGAAGAGACATTGTTTCCGTTATATCCCCTTGTCCTTCGGGACGTTTCTTGAACTCGCGGAAGTATTGGAAATGCGGTTCTGAATCAAAACAATATGTGGTACTTTGGGGATTATTCTTGGCGAACCAGACAATATCCCTCTCAAAATCGGTAGTATTGTCGCATTTAGGACAACTTGTTGGAGTTGGACTTTGATATCTCCTATCCCCACATTTTTTACAGATCCAATCGAAAACATGGAAGTTCTTCATCAGGGGAACCATCGTCCAATCATCTTTCATTTCCTGCATCATCTTGACATCGAATCCTTCATCGAAGGAACAGTGCGCATCACACTTCATCAAGTATTTTGCCCTCGATAACTTGGCGCATTCGTTGGTTATAGCCCTCTGGCCGATGGATTTACTATGGTGAATGATATGCACCTTGGGGTGATCCTTTAAGGGGGGATCAGCCCAGGCACCATCTAATCCCGCGATTATTTCAGTATTCCCTCTCATGTTTTTGAGAATGTCGTCAACTGTCCGGCTCAAAAACAGTTCATTGCGACTCGGGATTATTACGCTTAAATCAGGTTTTGACATTCTTTTCCCCATCTTTTTACTTGACACGTATTACGTCCTGTGTTACAAAACCTCCGAAAGGAGGAAAAAATATGGATCATTCCCCTACCCCAAACAGTAATCATTGTATGGACCTTGGCTCTTGTCTCAAGCAAATGATAAAGGGTGGAAAATTTAGGCGCCTGGAATGGGAAGACGAAGGAACATATATCACTGTTCGAGACGCTCAGGTCATGATTTTTAAGACAGATGACAATATGGTTCACCCATTGATTGTCTCTGAAGGAGACATTCTTGGAGAAGATTGGGTGAAAATCGAAGATTCCAAGAGTTAGTCTTAAATCAGGCGTCATATCTTTACACAAATCTTTGTACCCTTTCCAACATGACCAAAATCATCAAACGTATAGACATCCCATCCTGTATAGTCAAATCTATTCATGTATCTCTTCGCGTAATTATCTATAACCAGAAAACCACCTTTCTTAAGTTTTGGAATAGATTCTCTCATCAACGCAAATCTGACCCCGTAAGATGGCCCCGTATCAGCAAGAAGCCAATCATAATATTCATTGGGTTCTTTTCTGATAACTTCAACCAATACTTCGGGTTCTCCACAAGTCATGGTTACATTGGAGGGTTCGGGTAGTTTAACTTTAACCTTCTCCATCCACTCTTTATTTAATTCATAAGACTTGACACTATTGCACCTTTTAGACCAGAAAATAGTAGAACCCCCACTACCAAGTTCCAAAACATTATGCTCTGGTTTCAACATTGCCTCTATCGCCATGATAGATCCATAGGTTATCCATGGATAACCTATCTCAATGGCATACTTACCCTGAAGAAAATTTCTTCTATTTGGCATCTGTGTGATAATTGTCTTCATTTAATTCCTCGAGATGTTTTTGTATCCTTCTGGCAGTTGGTTCATAGCCATGGACCTTGCAAACCCAATCCCTTGTTCGCTTTTGAATCTCAATAATCTCTTCTGGTGGAATATCAAGGAGCCACATGATTTTCTCTTTTAGCTCTTCAGGAGTATTTGAAATAACGAAAGGACACTCACATTCAAACTCCCTTTCGTATCTCTCCTTGCTTTCGAACTGTGTTATCACTACTTTTCCAAGGGCTGCGGCCTCCATTGCCGTAATCCCCCATTCCTTACATGACCGACTCAATCGCTCAATATAAATATCTGTCTGAGACATTCGCTCCATATTCTCAACCCAAAGTTTCGGTTCCAAACCATAACTCCACCTGAAATTCTCTCGTAACCTTTCTACATCGCAAGCAATTTTAACAATCCCCTTCGTTCCCTTCTTTACA